GGCCGATGCATCCTGTGCCGCTGTGCTGGCCGCATAGTTGGTGCCGGCGCCAGGCAGCATGCTCTCGTCATAGCCGCCAACGCTGCCGCTGCCGCTGCCGCTACCACTGCCGCCGGTAAGCCAATCCCAAAATGCCATCACACCAATCCCGCGATTGACGCGACCGCGCCGACGCCCTGGCTGATCGAGCTAGCCAGGGACGGCGTGTTCGTGGTTTTCGATGTGCCGCTGCTGGTGCCGCTGCTGGTGTAGTCATACCCATACGGCACGCCGGAGACGGCACTGAGCAGCGTCTGCAGGTTCTGGTAGGGCGCGTTGGCCGCCTCATACCAATTGCCATACGCCGCATTATCCAGCGCCTGCTGATAGGCTTCCTGTTGCTGCCCGGCACTCTGCAGCAACCCGGCCTGCTGCATCGCCGCATTCTGCTGCGCCGTCAGCAGCCCAGGCAACTGCTGCGCCGAGGTCAGCCCGGCGGCGAGGTTCTGGTTGGCGATGCCCTGCCCAGCCTGCTGCGCCGCACCATAGCCGCTCTGTAGCTGCCCGGCGAGCGTGTTGGCCGCGCCGTAGCCCTGCGCCTGCAGCCCCTGGCTGACCGGCATCGCGGCGTTGTAGCCCTGGCTCAGCAGGTTGCCGATGTATTGCGCGCCCTGCAGCGCCGCCTGCGACTGCGCCACACCCTCCATGACGCCCTGCCGCGATCCGCCGAACGCCCCGGCCTGGTTGGCATTGGCGCCGACGTTCTGCAGGTTCTGCGCGAGGCTTTGCCTGCCAAGCTCCAGCGTCGGGTTCACCACCGCGCCGAGATAGGGCGACATCAGCGCCATCTGGTTGGCGCCGATCTGGTTGGCCCCTGCGGTGCCGCCCATGTATTGGCCGAGCAGTCCCGCGCTCGGATTGACCACACTGCCCAGGTAGTTGCCGTAAAGCTGGTTGCTCAGCTGGTTGATGCCGCCGGCGGTCTGCGGCGCGAGTTGCCCGAGCATGCCCTGATAGGCATTGCCGGCTGCATTGTAGGCGCCCATGCCCTGGCCCTGCAGGCCCTGCACGGCGCCATAGTATTGATTGGTGAGCGCCGAGGGACCGGCGACCATCTCGCCGGTGTATTGCGGCGCGTAGTTCTCCGCCTGCAGCTGCGAGGCCGCCGAGACCGCCTGCTGTGAGGCGGTGTCCAGCCATGACGGCAACTGCACGCTGCCGGCCTGGTTGGTGTAACTGCTGGAACTCGTGTTGGAGCTGCCGCCTTTGGATCCAGAGCTCATAGCCGTAGATCCTTCGTAAAGGTGTGCATGTGCGGTCTCCAGCCATAGGGCGCGGCGACGCGGCCCCAACCCTTGCGCCCGGATGCGGTGGCAACCGTGCAGCCTTCACCGCGCGCCCATTCGCTGATATCGGCATCGAGCGCCAGGCAGTCCGGTAGCGCGCCGGTGATGATCCAATAATGGCAACTCTTGAGGTTCGGAAAGGTGTAGAGTTCCGTCACGATGGTGCCGTCGCCATTCTGCCAGTATTGCGCGCGGCCCTCGCGGACCAACTGCACCACGTCCTCGACGCTGTGCGTGTTGCCGCCGTAGCGCAGCGTCGCCTCGAACCGCGCGCGCTTTTCCTCATCGGTCAACATCACCCGAGCAACCCCTTCACCCGGCGCCGCAGCGCGGTGGCCACCGGCACCACCCGCGCCTTCCCTGCGATGTCCGTTGCCTGCCTGGCGGCTGCTGGAACGGCGGCCGGAGACGCGACTTCCTCGTGCACCACATCGCCGCGTTTGTTGACGCCCTGCACCACCTGCGGCGAGCCCGAGCGCACCGCCTCGGCCTTGTGCTGCTGATAGCCCAGCAACGTCTGTAGCAATCCGTTGTGCACTTGCGGCGCGGTGGCGAAGGCGTGGGCATGCGCCGGCACCGAGGTCACCAGCGAGCCCTCCGGCCGGTGCACGACATGCAGATGCCCCGGCAGCATCGGCAACTTGGTGCCGGGTGCTAGGAACGCGGTGTGCTTTGGATTGCGCGGATCGGCCACTGCGGCCACCTGCGCCTTCGCATCCCGCGGCGGCTCGGGCAGAGTGCCGCTCATCGTGGCACCGCGGCGGTTGAGAGCGCGCCCGTGTTGTCCACTGACAAACGCCACGCGGCGCCGTTGGGCGCGAGCAGGAGCACCGAGGCGTAGACCGGCTCGGAAGCCCGGTCCTGCTTGCGACTGATGGCATCGGCCAGTTGCTGCAATCGCTGCTCTGTGGTGCCGGAGACCGGCGCGATCAAAGGTGCGGGTGGTTGCGCCATCAGCGACGTCCGCCCAGCCGCGCTTCGAGCCGCGTCTTGCCGAGCGCCCAGGCAGTGTCCGCCGTGCCCTCGACCCGCATCCGCACGGTCCGCCCGGAGAACTTCACGTCCATGAGCCCATCGTGCACGACGGTGTAGAGACCAGTGTCCTGTTCCGTCGTGGCGAATGGCTGCTCCCGGACGAAGAATCGCAGGCCGAATGACGGCGCGTTCGGGTCGGTCACCGCGTCCATCACCACCTGCATTACGTGGAACCGCTTGTCGCCCTCGCCCATCACGATATTGCCGGTTTCCGCATAGACCGCACCCGTCGGCGCCAGCGGGGCGCCGTTGTCGGTAGTGCCATACTCGTGGAAATACAGGCTGGCCTGACTGCCCAGCGGGCCGGCGAGGATGGGATGATCAAGCACACCAAGCCGATCGGCAGCGGTGCGCGTGCGCTGGCCGATCATCCAGCAGGGCGGCGATGCGCCATAGTTAAACGCCACATAGCGGTTGCATTCAATGCTGCCTTCATCCGGCCAGTCCCACCACAATTCGGAGAACTGCGGATTGACGCTGCCGAACAACTTCCCATGGCCAGTGCGATTGAGCAGACTGAAGAACCAGTCCTTGACATCGCAATTCAGTGGCTGGGCATTCCCATTCCAGATCCAGAGATTTTGTAAGCTCGGCCACGCCGCCATCGAGCCGATCGAGACCGGCGCGCGCAGCGAAAGCGGCCCGCAGCCCGCCGCCACCTGGATGATGCCGTAGGCATAGGGTGGGCCGACATAATTCAGGAGGTGCAGGTCATTGCTGGTGAAGATCAGGATACCCTGTGCCACCTTCAGCGCGCTCTGCACTCGCGCCTGCGTCACCAGCAGTTTGCTGCCGGCGAGGTTGGTCACGTCCGGCGCCCAGACGTGATAGGCTTCTTGGTCGCTCCAGGCGATGTTGCGCGGATTGCCGCCGGCACCCAGTAGCACCACATGCCGCTGGTCGGTGACGATGACGCCCTCATTCATGGTCGGCGCCTCGGTGATCAGCAGCGGCGCGGTGGCGGGCGTGCTCGGGTCCCACATGAAAAGATGGCCGTCCTGGGTCGGCACGAACAGCAGCTGCTGGCCGAACGTGTCCATCGACCAGATGTCGCCCATCGAGCCGGAAACGTCGGTGGGGCCGATGTCAGCGGGATCGCGCGCCGTGCCGTAGGTGCTTTCGCCATAGTCGGCCATGCCATAGCCGATCAGTGCACCAGGTGCCTCCAGTGGCCCGACGCCGGCCGGGGTGATGTCGGTGAGCGTCTGCAGGTCGAAATTGTAGGCGTAGAGCTTCTGGTCGGTGCCGATCGCCGCCCAGCGGGTGAACGAGTTGTCGTGCCAGGTCAGGACATCACGGATCGGGTCCGGCACCAGCGCTGCCAGCAGTGCGACGTTGCCGCCGACTGGCTGCAGCACGTTGCCGCGCCAGCGCATCATATTCATGTCGAACCATCTTCCCGAAGTGGCTTCGGGCGTGCCGTTGCGCACGACGCCAGGCGGCGGGGCCTGAGGGATGCGTGGCATTGGTCAGTGAGGTCCGCGCAGCGGCGCTTGCAGCAGGCGTCGCCGGCCGGCCGGTGCAAATAGCGCCTTGAGCTCGGCGATCTGCTCGCGCAATTCTGCGATCTCTGCCTGCTGGTCTAGGGGTTCGTGCTCGATGGTGATCCCAGCGGTCGCGCTGTCGCTCACCGTGCGCACCGCAGCCTCGC